GCAATAGATGTAGCAGACAAACTATATTCAACTTCTGCAAGAGCGCCAATCGGCCCATCTTTGGTTGCTGTAGTGTTATAATCTCGAGTTTTTTCATTCGAGTGTTCTGTTTGGAAAGCAAGTTTCCAAGCCGCTTCTTCTGTTGCTTTACTAAGCAAACGATAGAGCAAGATAATATCTTTACCCTGTTTGGCTGTTAATTCTGCCATATTAAATCTCCTATCTTAGTCTAAATTCTAAGTTAATCAACGCTCTTTTGAGCGGTGTATTTGTTGTTGTATCGTCCAACATTTGAATGGTACTTGCTTGAGTATTTATAGCCCAAGAATAGCCATCTGTGGCACTTATATTCAATGCTTGATTAAATATATTGCTTGCCATGTCAGACACTTCCTTGCGTTTTTTCTGTAAGCTCCAAACAGATAATGAAAGACTTACTGTGCCTTTGATATCCGTTTTATTTGGTTCATGAATGGTTTGAGTATTCTCCAATTCAACAAATGGATAGCCCACTTCATTCATTGGCTTATAATCATAAACGGTATATCCCAAAGCTTGTATTCGTTTGAATAATTCGTCAAAAATTGATTGGTCTCGAGTTTTAATCATTTCAGCAACCTTTCTAAATCTTTAATGAAAACACCTTTTTGCTCATTATAAGCAGGCTTTACAAAGGGTTGAGCAGATTGAAAACGTGTTCCGTATTCAACGTATGCGGAATAATCTGTGTGTGGCCCAGCTTGTCCGCTGAATCCACCTTCTGTCAACTCAATTTTTATGGATCGTTTCATATATCCAGTGTCAACTGGAACAAGTTTCTGCATATTCGCTGTCATATTTGAAGTGTTAGACTTTACAACTTGTTGAACATCCTTTAAAGAAGCTGCTTTATCCAAATGCTTTACAAGCTGGTCAATCCCTTTAAAAGATAAGCTAGATTTCATTGACTTACCTCCTGCAAAATAAAAGTGTTTCGCTCACTTGGATTGCGATAGGTTGTTAAAGCCCACATTTTATTATCAAACTCAATGTAATCATATTCTGGCATCACAAAAAGGGGCATCATTCGCAGGACTTTTGCCCCTTGTTTAATATCTCCAAAAACTTTTACACTTCTGTCAGTTCCAATGTCAGTGATATTTGCACTAAAAATAGTTCTGGTAGGTTCTTTTTCAACCCATTCGCCTAAATCGGGGTCATAATGTGAGTCGGACGATGTTTTGATAAAAGTAACTTCATCTAGATATCTCAATACAATCTGAACCTCCCAATCTTCTTATCGCCCTCAGCTTCTTTTGATTTTCGCCACGATTCAATTTCATCGGCATACTCATCAAAATCAGATTCTGAAAAAGTCATGCTTAATCCTTCTTGTGAGTAGGACTGCATGCCTTCTTGACCGATACGATTAAAACGCTTCAAGGAAACGTCCAAAACAACATATTCTAGTTCTGACGGTACTTCTGTAAGGTCAGAACCAAGAATCAGCAATAAACGTTCACGAGTGCGTTTTTCGATTACTTCCAAGCGCTCATCCGATGAACCGCCTAAAAGCTTTTTTAAATCATCAGTGATAGCCATAAGCAACTCCTTATCATGCAGCAGTTACAGTAACTTCACAAGTAACAGTCAAACCATTAGCTGTTGTTCCAGTAATTTTCGTTGTACCTGCAGCTTTACCTACTACATTTCCTTGTTTCGGTGTTACCGTAGCAATTGTAGGGTCACTAGAAGTAAAAGTTACTGTTTTATCATCTGCATCTTCTGGTAAAACAGTAGCTGTTAGTGTTTCGTTTGCCCCAACTACAAGTGATAACGTTGTTTTATTTAACGTTACGCTCGTAGGGGCTACGCTTTTGGGGCTGTCACTACAGCAAAGGCTTCATCTTTAACTGTCATGAATCCAAGTTCAAAAGTTGCTTTGATTGCAGCCATGTCACGTTCAGCCAAGTTAATAGCGTCTCCGTTACCGTCTACAACAGTTGTAAGAGTAGCTTCTGTAAGGATTTCATATTCAATACCTTTCAAAATACCGTAATATGCGTAGTTCCAGTCAGCCACTAATTCAAGAGGAGCATCTGCACCAGTCCCAAATGAGCTTTTTGGAGTGTAAGCAATTGGCAAGCCAAGAATGTCATCAACATTATTAGAAGTTGCTGTATTAAAGATTGGAAGACCATTACCGTCTTTAGTCGCACGATATTTACGACGTTGTGAACGGGTTGTTGCAATTCCGTTTGGTTCCAAGTCATTGTCTTCAATTGAAGCGATGGCATTATTAAAGTCATCATACTTGTTTTTAGTTTCAGGAACTACATTACCGGCAGCAGTTGCAGCTTTAAGTACGCTAAATTGATATGGATTTTCAATTCCACCAAAAACAGCTTGGTCAAATTTCTTGTAAAAGGCTTCGGCAATTTCTGCTTTCATCAATTCAAAGAAGTTTGTAACTGAGTAATTGAGGTTTTCTTTTGTTGTTGGGATAATGACTGCCATTTTTTTAGAAGTCAATTGAGCTTTGGCAAATGTTGGTTTACTTGTTTCAATACGTTCGCCTTCTCCTACCCAGTAAGCCCCAACACCAGTCATAAAGGTAAACTCTTCAATCGGTTTTGTCATTGGGACAGCTTTAGCCAAACGCATTGCTGCTGAGCCATTTTTTACTTGAGTGATAATGTCAGTAGATTGATTAATTGGAATCGCCCCAGTTTTTGCGGATTGCATTGTAACATTATCTGGATTAAATGTTGTTTCAGGGCTTGCGAAGTGTTGCAAGTTAAGTTTTAACAATTGTTTATTCATGTTTCGTCTCCTATTTTGTGATACGGAATTGATTTAATTCCTGTTGACTTTGTGCGATTTGTGAGGTTGAGCCAGTACGGACATTACCTGATACATTTTTTGGAGTAATTCCAGTATTTCGTTCAACTTCCCAAAGCTTGCGTGTTTCTTTCATGTACTCTACAAAAGTTTTTACTGCAGCTTTAGTTTGATCAGCATCTTCTGATACCAAGAATTTAAGAACATCATCAGTTGAGCGAACTTGTTCTTCTTTGAGCATTTCACTCGCAACTTTTGACATTTCGCGTAAATCGTCTTGACGTTTATACTCTGCAAGTTCTTCTTCAAGTTTTTTGCGTTCATGTTCTGCTTTTTCATCAGCATTCATTTTGGCTAGCTTTTCAGCTTCTGCTTTTTTAGCGTCAAGCTCTTGTTGCCAGCGTGAACGTTTTGATTTAACGATGTTATCAACATCTGCATCATCCTTGAATCCAAATTTTTCTTTGATAACAGATAACTGCTCATCGGTAAGATTATCAGCGTTAAATTCTGCTGGTGTGTTTTGTCCTCCTGGAACTTCTCCTGGTCCACCCTCTGCAAAGTGTTGCAAATTAAGTGGTAAAAGTTGTTTATGTTTCATTTTGTTGCTCCTTCCATATCTTTTAATGTGGATAAATGCTTGCACTTCCGAAGCTTTTAATGTCATCATGCTTGGACATAAGAAAAACCGACTGTAATTCCAGACGGTTTGTGTTTTTTATTATCTAGGGCTCCCTACTCTAGGTTGTAACTTATCATGTAAAAGTTGTTCAAATATGGCGACTATAGCATTACAATATTTTTTGTCATCTTGTGTGAACTCATAGTAATGGCATTTAATCTGATATTTACAAAGGTTTTTATCTTCAAGCTTTAATGCATAAGTGGAGACATCCTGTGTGATTTTTTTATAGTGTTGATTGATTCTAGAAATTACCCCTTTACTTGTCGATTTCCCAACATATAATATTTCTTTACTTCTTTCTTCACCAGTATTTAACTTAGGCACTTTATTGCTTACTTGTCTCAGTCTCCAATAATCATCAAAACCTGTGTCCAAAACAGTCTTTGCCTCAAAGATATAAATACCAATTTTAGACCTTTTTCCAGAACTCGGTACTATTACTTCCCCTTTTTTAAAACCATTTTTCTGTAGTAAATCCGTTGCGCCTTTGACATTAGTCACGGAACAATCAAATATACCTTCAAGTATTTGGCCTAATTTTTCCGTAGTGTCTGAGTTATTTTCTTTATTCATAATATTAATAATATCAGAAATAAAAAAATATCACATCGTTTCAGGTATTTATTTATTTCTGCGCAATTCTTCAATCGCCTTGTCAGCTTCTGCTCTATCGTCAAACGCTTGTTTGTATTCGTCTTGGCTGATTACTTTTCTATCAAGCAAATCATCCCAGAACCCTTTATCATCAACATGCGGTGCTGTGCTGCATCTACAGAACGGATGCATGTTAGGTGCATTAATACCAGGCGACATATCTTTAAGTTTGAATATTTTACCATTCAATGCTCCACAGATAGGGCAAGCTGACGGTTCAGCAATATACTCATAACTATCAATATCAGCTTTTTTATAGCTTTCTTCTTGAATAGCTGTCTGAACTCGTGTTGTTTCTGATACAAGCAATCGTTGTGCGTTGTATGTGGCATTAAGTTTTCCTTGTTCAGTCATCAGCCTTTTAAGTTGTGGGGCTAGTGCTTTCGGATTGATTCCACCAGTTACTGAACGAATGAGAAGTTTTTCAATGTCAGCTTTCAATTCAAATTGATATTGCCAAAGCTTGTCAGAGAAACTGGCAAATCCTTCGGCTTTATAACTTCCATTTAGCACTGATTCAACTAAACTGTTATAGCCTTTCTTTGGAACGCTTAAACCAAGAATTCCGGCTTGTCTTTCAAATTCTGTGAGAGCTGCGCCAGTCAAATTCTTTGAGAAATATTTGTCCAAATCGTCAAATACAGCAATCAATTCCAAGCCAATATTTGCTTTCAGAAGCTCTAAACGATTCACTCTCATAGTCAAGTTATAAAGTTTCAACACTTGATTTGCTTGATGTGAAAAGTCTTTTTCTTCTACGTATTTCTTAGCTTTATTGGCAAATGCTTTGACGTCCATCTTATCCGCACGCTTCATGGCTTCACTAATAGAAATACCTTGACCATTCGCAAAATTTTGCCAGTTGGCATTGATTTCTTTTTGGATGGCTTCTTGAGCTTCAAATAGCTTATCCATGATTTGCTTCATGCGTTTGGTGTCATCTTTGATTTGTTGTGATTGCCAAGCTTTCTCACGTTTTTTCCAGTAATCAGGAGTTTTCATAAGTCACTCCTTTGGTGATTTGACCTTACACAGAAAGTATTTTTTGAAATTAGATTCAATATCTTTAATCAAATCCTCGGCCATATTAGATGCAAGTTGTTTATTGAACAAAGAGATAAATCTTATTTTTATAATACTAAATCTGTAAAACAGTCGCTGCTTAACTACAGCTTCAACTTTAACCTTGGGCATTGGTTACCTCCTCTTTCGCTTCAGGAATTACTGTTCCCTTTTCACTAGCTTGCTTGTCCTGGTCAAACATAGGTATAGAAGAACCTTCTTTTTTGATTTTCTTCATTTCAGCTTGAACATCTGGAATAACAGAAATGACACTCAAAGCAGTCTCTTGGCTTGTAATTCCCATAAGGATATTAGCGGTCTCAGCTTGCTCTTTAATATCTTTAGGCTCATTACGTGTAAAGGTGTACTCAATATCTTTCCATGCATCACGGTTTGAAACATTCGTACTTAACTCACAATATAGTTTGTATCGACTATTCAAAGAAGATTGGAACTTGCGTTGAAATGACAGAGCTAAGTTACTCATTGCTTGAAGCTTGTAAGCTAACGAAACACCACTTGATGACCCGAAAGATTCATCAGAGATATTCGCAACCATTGTTGTTTGGAAGATTAACTTAGTCAGTCGGTCCAATAAATTTTCTGTTTGAGAATCACTATCAGGCTTTTCTAAGAATTTGACATCTACTTTTGAAGCAGAACCACTTTGATTATTCTGATTCTTATCATAATAATTAATTAGGCGATTATCTCTGATGTTTTTAGCATCTTCTTCGTCTATTTCTGCTCCCATGAAAGCCAAATACTGATCACTGAAATAATCAACGTCATTTGCTTTTTCACTAATTGCTTTGTTAAAAGCGTTGACTAATGAAATAACAGATTCAAAAATACTCATTCGTTCTTCGTTGAAATAAAATTCTACGACTGGCAAATCATCAAAAGGATTCGGTGCTTGTTCAGTCATATTGTAAAATCCCATGGTTCCATTCAAAACATAGGTTGTTTCTTTGGTATAAACTTCCCCATACAATTTATAGTCATCATCATAACCATAACGCACCGCAAACAATGGTTCCTGCTTAATCGTGTCATCATAAACCATGAACATATTTTCAGGGCTGTTATAAATAACATTCGTCCGAGTCTCCTCATCTTGATACAAGAGTTCAAAAGCTCGACCATAAATACAAGCCATCTTTGCAAGCTCTGACTCTTCATCTTCCATGTCGTTCAAATTATCAAATTCTTGTAGTTTAGAAAGTACTTCTTTATCTGAATGAGTCTTTTTAACTGGAATCCCATTAAAGTAACCCGTGAAAGTATCAACGATATATTTAGTGAAATTAACAGCTAAACGATTATCAGGTTTCCAAGGGTCTTTTGTTGGTTCATCATCAATTGCCATGATTCCAAGATACATATTTTTTAAGTACTCATACCGAGCAACTTCTAATTTATGTTTTTCCATGAACTTTGTGACCACTTCGTTTGTGATTGGCTCATCTTTTGGAAATGTCATTAATTTAGGTGGTTTATGTTTCAATTAGAAATCTCCTTTATATTTTAAATGATTTTAACCCGGCTTTTATTCGCTTACCGCTCATTGTCTCAGCAATCCCAGTTGTTGCATCCGGCGCATCATCGTGTTTGTTTTTACCTTCACGTTGATAAGTTGTCATTGCTTGATAGTATTCAGGGAAACGAGTTCTCCAGTCATTCGGAAATCGAACGTACTGCTCTATCCAATAACTATTGGAATAAATTCGGGCTTCTTTATTATTTCCTTGGAAGAAATCTTCTACAGCACAAGCAACTTTACCTTGAATCTTATCTCTGACAGAACGAGCAAAAGACCGACCGCCATTGTTGCGCTCAATTCTTGATGCATTTACTCTGTTATTAATTAATTGATTGGCCACTGCATTTTCTGTGTACTCCATCGGCTTTTGAGTGTAAATAATATCCAGTACATCCGCAAAACCGTCTGAAGTTTCTCCCCATACAATTGAACAGAGATAGTCTTTCCCGGTATCTGCAGTATCGCAGTAATTCCAAATCTTTTTGTACTCTGAACGAGCATTGTAAGTTTGAAACTCGCTATATAAACGACCTTTGACGTCAATCGGTTCTTGTTGATAGTTGGCGCTGGCGATATCAGCACCCATTGTTTTTACCTTGCGCTTATAATCTTCAAGAGTCAGGACATCATCACAAAGCATTTCATTCGTTTGTTCATTGAAAGCCTTGAAATTAATATGCTTTACTTGATAGCCATTCTTAGGCAATTCACGCAAAGCACGTCCAGCTAAATCTTCGCTATGCCAACGAGTCATATTGATTATGATTTTACCGCCTGATTCCAAACGTGAAAGCATGGTATTAACAAACCATTCCCAATGTTTTTCTAAGACTGTCGCATTGTTGGCTTCCTCAGCATTCTTGATAACATCATCTATGATAATAATGTCAGCACCGAAACCTGTTGCAGTACCTGTTGGAGAGGTTGCTAGATAGTTGTTATAACCGTCTGACAAACTCCAAAGGTTTTTCGCAGCATCTCCATACTTAATTGCAGCATCGAAAATATCGGAGTAAACGATTTTGTTCTCATCTGCTTTTTCTTCTTGAAGTGTATTACGAACATTTTTAGAAAAGACAGTGGATAAAGTTTCATTATATGACCCAGTCATAATTTTCTTCGTGTGGTCATTACCAAGCACCCACTCTACAAACTTACCGAGCGTGAGAGACTTTCCGTGACGTGGCGGAAGATTCAAAACTAAAACATCGTGTTCATCATCATTTAGAAATGACTGAAATTCTTCACACATTGTCACTAGATAAGCTCTGTCTCGTTTATAAAAGCTTGGCATGATGAGATTACAGTAATCAAAGAAAAAGCGCTTGGACAGTTCAATTTTTGCCCCTAGCGCTATTTTATCCATCACGACTCGCCAACTTTCTAAGTTCTTCTTCTGTCAAGCCTTCATAAGGATTTGAAACCTTTATTCCTCCAGACAGTTCTGTTTGAGTTTTATCGACGTAAATTCCAGCAATCGTTAAAATCATTTTGCGATCCTGGAATCCTTTTTCTTTCATAGCGTACTTATAAGCAGCATTTAAAACACTACCCGCTTTAGCTGTGACCAAGTCCATTGTGGTCTCATTGACGAGATTTGAGAACTCCTCTTTTCCCATCGCTTCATAATACTTACGACGGCTTACATTCGCAAGGTTACAAATATCTGTAACAGTTTTCCCTGCATTTTCTGGATTTATAAGCACTTCAAGTAATTTTTTTTCAGCTGTAGTTGGCTTGTATATGTTACCTTTTGTCACATTTTTGTACCTCGCTTTCTGTAAAATTTGTATAAAAAAACCTGCCATTTCTGACAGGTAAAATCTAAAAAGGAGAAAACAAGTCGAACCTTCATTCACTCGTTCACAATACTATTTTATCATAAAAAAACGGTCACTTTTCCCTAATTTTCGGTCACTTTTCCGCTTTTAGCTCTGATTCCTCAGGAAAGGTTTCTTTTGCTATGATTTCATCAATCTTATATTCCAATTTTTCAAAAAACGGACGAATAATATTTTTATAACCTTGAGTTTTTTCAACAAATCCATATCGCTTGAGTGCTTCTGTCACATTGCATTCATTATGAATATAAACAGCTTTTATGATTTTCCACTCAACTGGATCAGTTTCATCTATCATTTCAGTTATTGCTTGATGATATCGTCTATATTTTAAAAGCTTAGGATTTGCTTCAATTTTAATCATATCAGCTAACACTTTAGGTATTTTTGATACATTTTGGGGACTTATCCACCAATTAGGGTCAAACCCACCTTCAGTAACTGGATATCTTATATTAAGCAAAATATCTTTTACTTGTGATTCAAATGGATATTCTCTCAGTGCTTTGATTAAATATCCGTATTCTGTACTTACTTTCAATATTTACCCCCACAAAAGCTGAATGAATGATTCATAAGTCTTAATTCCAAAGATATTCTCCCCGTGAATTTCTCTGAGTGTTATAGTAAAACCTTCACCGAGCTTTTCTTTTAAAAGAGAAATAGTTTCTTTATTACCTAGCCTCAATCTTAAATAACTATCATCCTGTTTGCTTACTCGAATTATGTAACCTGTATATCCTTGTTGTGCTGAAATTCTGATAGCATTCTCTAAATCAGTTTTTTCGTACCATCTCTCAAACCATTTTTCATGAGATTCTTTTTGAGATGATTTAATTTCATCAATTAATGTCATTTTGTTCTCCTAATATCCAAACCACAGCATTTTTAGTAATATCAGTAATGCTGAAAATAAAAGCAGACAGACCAGGATAATTAATATCCATGCAATAATATAACCAATGGCATTACTTATCTTCTTCATCTAAAGCCTCCACATATTCGTTAAAACTAATTGCCTTGACTAGATCACGTTTATAATAAATCTTTTGTTCGCTTGTTGATTCAAAAGTAATAAATTCCTTATTACCGAACTCTAATTGTTGCTCTAGAGAATCTTTTTCATATTCCGAGATAGCGAATTGTGATTTTGCTTCATCCCAAACCGTTAAAATATAAATGGTTTCTTCTTTCATTCTATTTCCTCCAAATCTTTATAACTCTAACTCAATAGTGCTCCTTCACTTTTTAATGAGATGTAAACTTCATTGATTTCAACAGAATTATCAACCGTTAATCTAATCGCTGCCAAAGCTGCTGGAAGTACACATTCAAAATCTGGAGCTTTAGTTTGGGATTTGAGTGCCTGTTTTCGTTTAATTCCAGGGGAAATTTTCATCAAATCACCTTTTCTGTAAATTCATCTTTTCGAGCAACTTTTTTTGCAATCGTGATTGGCAAACCATAACGAGCAGCGAACATCTTCGCCTTAATTTTAAACTCGGGTAAAATCATACCTTTCACATCAATAACTTTGATCAAGTTGCCAGCATCATCATAGAAAGTAAAATCTGGCTTGTAGTAAATTTCACGATAAGCTTTCCCATTAAGCCTGAACTTATCTTGCAAGACAAATTTTTCTTGCATTTTCATGTTTGGCTCATGCTTATGCAACTGATAATAAATTGATTCAGCTTTACTATCAAATGTGATGCCATCAACCGTTACTTTTTTAGCTCCGTATTTGTGTGCCATTATTCCGCCACCTCAATCTGTTCGTAGCTCTCTGCATGCATGCTGTCGATTTCTTGCTGGGTAAATGATAATTTATACCCTTGCTTTTTCAGAAGCTTTGGAATTATCTCTTCTCCCCAATGTTCATAGTAACCAGTGTTGATATCTAGCGCCAGGTAACTTGTAGTCAGCTTATTCTTCAAATAGAACAGCTGCGGTTTTTCGACTTGATATTTGCCAGTGATAAAAGCTAGAGCGAAAGTTTCATCATTTCCTTCGTTGCCTAACCATTTTAAAATCTTCGCTGATAGCTCTTCATGCATAGTAGAGCTTAATTTGAAAGTCAAAGCAGCTATTAAACCATATCCCATACCCTTGCAATGCTCAATCCACTCCCCCACAAACTCAGGCACGACTGGCAGGGCTTGCTGTTGGAGTTGGGATTTTAAATTAGCGATTTGCGATTCCAGTTTAGAACTTTTAATTACTTCTTTTTCATAGTGATCATTGAGATTACTATATTTATCCAATAACTCCTGAAACTCTTCGTCTGCTTGTGCTATCAATGATTTAACATGAACGGCCGCATAATATTTAGTATTACCAACAGGATGATCAATATTTTTTATTGGTAGTATTTCCAGTTTTTGTTTAAATGTCTTATCCATTTTTCACCTCTTCCCAGGTATCTTCTAGCCAGTCAAGTAACATGTTAGTCTGCTTCATGACCAGCGGCTGTGAATTATATTTTGTGCTCAACTCTCCAAGTGAATTTACAACCCAGTTCCAAAAATCATCATTTCCGAATCCTAATTTTATCGCCTGTGAGTTGCACTCTAAAATCCAATCTTTAACATCGTTGAAAAATTTTTCATAGTCCATCTGATTTGTCCTTATAAAGGATTAAGAAATTATAACCTCGATTAGGTTCATTAAATTCTTCATCAACACTCGTATCAAGGTAAGGCTTGACATCAATGATTTCAAAACCTTTGTTGCGAAGTAAGTCTAATTCACTATCAAGATCATCAGATTCTTTATCTGAATCTCCTTGACATACAACATAGACAATTTTAGTTTTTAACATTTTACATTCCTACTTTCTGTAATATTCAACCTGTTCATTTTTTATTTTTCAGGAAACATATACTTGTTAGTGAATTGTGGTGGAGAATCAAATCCACCCCATTCACGTACTTGTTTAAGTTTACTTAGAGGGCTTTGAACACCTTTTTTGTATACTGTTCAAAGCCTAAATGTGAACAGGCTTTGAACACCTTTTTACCTAATCACTTTCAGGGCTTTGAATACCTGTATCCCCCTGTTCATTTCCTGAATTTTCATGGTCTTTGAACACCTTTTTGACAATACCTGCTTCGTCTTTAATGTAATCATCAGGAAATTCTTGTAACCAACGTTTAACAGTAAGAGCGGCAGGCTGCCCTTCAATTCCTTTTGCTAATTCTCCAATCGGGATGCCTTCTCTATCACCGATTAGGAAATCAAATGCAAGATTGATTTTATCTTTACGTGCTTCTAAACGCTCTTTTTTCTTATCCTCAGAAGCATTTTTCTCACTTCCTTTTTTTGCACCACGTTTAAATGCTGGCTCACTCCCAACTGGTTCAAGGTCTTTCAGAACTCCAGAATCATCGGAATAATGAAGCGGATAATTAAACCACAAATTGACTGGTTCAAACTTTGGAAACTCTCGAAGTGTTCCTTCAAGTCGCCAAGCAGTCATCAACTTCACAACTCGTTGGACTTGCTCCAATTCAAAGCCGGCAATTTCTCTTGCCCGCTCATCCCCAAATGCTAAAGCCAAATGTTTTCGCATTTCAGGCGCTGACAGAAAATCATCTTGGCCAATTTCATTAAGATATTCAGGCTTTTCATCTCTGATTTTAGCTGCATAGAAATTGGCTACAGCCCTGGCATCTTGTTGTTTTCTCAAGCTGTCAGTCACTTCAAGTTCGATTAAGTCAAGAATTGCGTCAGGGTCTCGGGCAAATACTCCAGAACCAGAGCTTCGATCCATAGAAGATTTACCGCCCTGTGCTCCTTTTGAGTGGTGGTGGCAGTAAATAACAGAAGTTCCAAGTTCTGCAGCTACTTTGTCAAAGTTATTTGTAAACTTGGCCATTTGTTCCGCATCATTTTCAGAACCTGTCAGTACTTTGTAAATTGGGTCAATAATCACAGCATCAAATTTTTCTTTTTGAGCACGTCTGATCAGTTTCGGTGTCAGTTTATCCATTGGAATAGAATGACCACGCATGTTCCAAATACTAATATTCTTTAAATGATTTGGTGGGACATTCATCCCTTGGTAAATATCTTTGAATCGTTTATAAGCTGAGGGGCGGTCAAGTTCCATATTGATATAAAGGACTTTTCCACGTTCACAATTAAAACCAAACCAAGGGATGCCCTCTGCAATCGCAATACACATCTCCATCAATGCAAATGATTTTCCGGCTTTTGATGGTCCAGCGATAAGCATTTTATGACCTCTGCGCAAAACTCCATCAATCAAAACCGGTGCAAGTTGTGGATCTTCTTCAAACATATCTGCAAGACTTTCAAACTCTGGTAAGTCATCATTCAAATCTTCAATGTAGGTTTGCCATTCTTCCCAATTCGCTTTACCAATATTTGTATCGATAAGAAATTGCTTATGTTCTCCACGAATTACACCAGGCATTCGAGATAAACGAGATGGATTTTTATTTTGACCATCAACTTCAAGGCCATTTTTATTACAAATTTTATAGAGATATTCAACCCGCTCACGGTATTCGTTTTTGTCTTTAGCATCAACTTTTACAATGGCATGAACTGATTTCCCGCCAGAATAGACAAGCGCAGCAATTGGCAATTCCAATTCACGCATGATTGCATTTTGCTTTTCAAGTCCTAAATTATCCGATTCAACCAGAGCATATTTAAACTCAGTAACATTTTCATTTTTAACCCCTTTACCATCAAGAGGATTGAAACGAATCCAAGCCCCACCAAGAGGGTCAGAATCTCCCACAATATAACTCAAGTCTTTTTCATCTTTATACTTTTCTAGTTCATTGAGTAATTCTTCTGCGGTTCTAGCATAGTTACCTGCGCCACTGACAGAATATTTTCCGTCATCACGCAGCCAAGATTTCATGACATAGCCAATGTAATCATCATTTTTGAAAAGTGTTTGAATATAAGTTTTAAGCTGTTCTACAGGTCTCCAATTATCATCAGGCTCTCTGATTTCTTGACCTTCAACCCAAGATTTATCAATAAACTTATAATCTCGTGCTGCGCTCACTTCATCATCCCAGCCTAAGAACTCGTTCCCATCATTCCCTTTATAAGAATTTGAAGACCAACCATTTTCTTTTGCTTTCATAGTGATAAATGCACCAGTTACTGGTGTAGCTCCATTATGACCAAGTGAATCCCACTTTGATTCCATTTCTCGTGCATTATATCTACTATCAGATTGTGACCAACTGTCCCATACATCAAAGGTATAGCCCTCGAATTTCAAAGCCATTCCAACTGATACCCAGTCCAGATAATCAAGTGATGATGGTGAGATGTATTCAAGGAGTGGCACTAAATCAAATTTTTCTTCCATTTTTTGTGTTTTCCTTTACAACCTGTGTTATTTTGCTATAATAGATAGCAGTAGTTGTGCTGTGTGCTGCGTTTACTTCTTTCTTTGTTAGTTTTACTCACTATTTGTGGACTTACATTCTTTACACAAAACGTTTTAGGAGGATCGATAATGATACAAAATATAGCAAACATTACAACAATCATGGGCTTTGTATTAAGCTGGTTAGAAAAAGTCGGTTCGATTCCGGCTACCCATTCTTTGGGTATAGGTAAATTGGTAATCCGACGCAGCAGAGCTACTACAGTTAGAAACTACATGAATTTGTAGTTTTTTATTTATATTGGTTTACTAACCAATAAATTCTTTTGGATTAATGTCAACTGGAATTCTCCAACCATTCCCAGCAATACGGTCAATTAGACCTCGTGCTTTATTAAATTCCCAAGTTCCAACATGCTGGAAACCACGACTTTCTAAGAATCTAATTTGTTTAGGTGTAGTCAACCCTGACATTTTCCGTTTATTTAATTTATCAAGTAATACTTTAGCTTTCCCAGAGTTTTCAATTTCTTCTGGAAAGATGCCAAATTTTTCAAGTGCTGCAATTTGTTTATCAGAAGCTGGTGACATTTCCCAACCAAAAGATGGGGCATAGTTTATCAAATCTTCTGATTGAATAGAAAGTTCAAATTGTAGAGGATCCACAAGTTTTCGTTTCCGTTTTTTCATCGTTGCTAATTTTTCTGCCAGTGAGTTTTCTCGGTCTTGAACCACTTCACTTTCAGCTTCCTGAGCAACTTCTTCTAAATCAAAGAGTTGTAGCTGATCGTCTTCTTCAACCTCAGCCATTTTTTCAGTCATCTTTTTAGCAATTTCATCATCTTTAGCAATCAAGTGCGCTGGATGAACTAGTTCATGACGTTCTGTGTGCCAAAGGAAATCCAGAATCAAACAATCTTCTTTGCCTTCTGCCAAACGCAAGCCACGGCCAATACATTGAACATAAAGCGGACGTGATTTTGTTGGTCTCAACATAATGACACAATCGACTTCTGGTGAGTCCCAACCTTCTGTCAGTAACATTGAGTTGCAAAGTACGTTATATTTTCCGTTATCAAAGTCTTCTAAAATTTCTGCCCGGTCTTTGGAATCCCCGTTGACTTCGGCAGCTTTAAAACCTTTTTCATTGAGAATATCTCGGAACTTTTTAGAAGTTGCCACAAGTGGCAGAAAGACAACTGTTTTTCTGTTTGAGCAATTCTTGACCATTTCATCCGCTATTTGATAGAGATAAGGATCTAATGCACTTCCGACTTCACTTGCTTTAAAGTCACCGGCTGACATTGAAACACCAGATAAATCAATTTTTAATGGAATAGTCATTGCCTTCATTGGTGACAAGTATTTATTTTTTATCGCATCAGGCAAGGTGTATTCATAAGCAAGCGACTCAAAGAACTCACCCAGATTTTTCTTGTCTGTTCTGTCAGCAGTTGCGGTTACTCCTAAAACTTTAGCTTCACTAAAATATTCAAGGACTTTCTGATAACTACTGGCCAAAATATGATGAGCTTCATCAACAATGATTGTGTCGTAATAATCTTGTGGGAAATCCTGTAGCCGTTTTTCACGCATCAAGGTTTGAACACTTCCGACTGTCACGCTATAAAATGAATTTTTTGCAGTTTGGTCAGCTTTTTCAACTGCAGATTTCAATCCTGTTACTTTGAAAAGTTTATCTGCAGCTTGGTCAAGTAATTCGCCACGGTGGGCCATAATTAAAACCCGCTCACCTTTGCTTACTAATTGTTTTGTTAAATCTGAGAATGTCACGGTTTTACCCAATCCGGTAGGAAGAACGAGCAGCGTCTTCTTGACACCACTCGCCCATTCTTCTTGGATTCGGTCATTCGCTTCATTCTGATACGGACGGAGTTCCATTATTATCCTCCTCTAAATCAAAGCTCATTTGAGGGTTTGCTTTACCTTCTAATTCAAGTGCTTTCGCCTCAGCATTATAATAATCTTCATCACATTCAAATTTTGCTGTAATAGTATAGTCTTTCTCTTTATATGAGAAGTCTTGACCGATACTTACTAGCCATTGAGAGAAATTTTTTACAGCTTCTGAAAACTCAAATTTAAATTTACCTGTTAGATTTTTTTCTGCAAGCATTTTCTATTCCCCCCTTAAAAGTTATAGCCAGCGCCATTTTGAGGTGCAGCAGTTTGTTGTGGGAATGGTGTTACATTTTGTTGAGGTGGTTGAGTTTGAGCTGGTGGTTGTTGATAATTTTGTTGTGGTGCTTGATACCCTGGTGCAGCAGTTTGTTGAGTTGGTTCAAGAAAATCTTTGATTCTATTGTTTTGAGCTGGATTCCCAGAACGGTCAGTATAGTCATTAACAACAAGACTTGCCGCACCTTTAGCACCTAATACAGTGCCCCAGTTCATTTTTACCTTACCTTCTGGATTTTTAGGAGCACCAATTGATGTAAAGAATTGATTGATTTTCCATTGCATTTTCTTATAAAGATAGAAGTTTTCTGTCAGTGTTGATTTTTCACCAGTAGATGTTGTGAATTCCAATGTTACTGTCGCTTTAGGACAATTAGCAGGAATCTTACTTTCACGGTTTGCCGGTTTCTCATAAATACCTTTTTCAAGTCCTGTAATTGTGAAAGGATAATTACCTTCTGGCAAGAGGACAAAGGGGCTTCCTTCTTCTACTTCATCGTCCCAACCTAAAATTTGCATATCATCGTTCATTTTTATTTTCTCCTTTTATTTAGTAAGCTCTTTTAGCTTTAATTTCTGTGAAAATTTTATCCCATTGAGCAACAAGACCACCTTGAATCAAATCATCTGGATAATCTTTGACTGGCATATCATAAGGTCTAAAGCCTTTTTCTGCTACCAATCTACGAATTTCTTCTTCTGTCACTTCATTTACTGACATCAGTTGAGCCAATTCTTTTGGTATTGCTGGATCAATGATATTTGGCTCACGTCCAAAATTGTTTTCTTGAGGTGTTTCAACCGTAGTTGCTGCAGTTACTTGTTCTTGTTGAGGTTGTTCAACTGATGGCTGCGTTTGAGTTTGAACCGGTGGAGTGGCTTGTTTTTGGAAAATATGAGCAATTGCTCCAAATTCAAGTGGCAGCTTGTCAGGCAAATTATGTCTGTTTTTTGCATCCCAACCTGGATGATGTGCCGCAAACATAACACGTTGACCACCAGTTGCTTTTTTTGAATTGGTTTTGCTATCAGTAACAATCGTTGTTTCATAATTCGCAAACAGAACCATATCCGCCCATTCCTTCAACATCGCTCCAGTCTTATCTTCCATTTTTAGCTGATAGCGGTCATAAGCACCCATTTGGTCAGGTTCTTCTTTTTTCTTAAGTTTCGCATGAGCAGTTACAACAACATTAATTCCAACTTCAACTACATCACTCAACTTATTTACAAGTTGACCAAATTCTTTTTCAAGAGAAACATATTTTGCCCCATAATCATTTGTACTATCCGTCCATTTTCCAAGTACGGCTAAATGTTCTTTACATTTTCTTTCAGCCCAATCCCCACTATCAATGATTAATGTTTGGCAGATTTGACGTTGTTTAACATCTTCTACTTCATCCATAATCATTTGCCAACTTCGGGGTGAGGGCATTCGCATTACATCCATATTTGAGGTTGATCCCTCAATATCAATGAATACTGCATTTGGAAACTGTGAAGCAAAGGTTGACTTCCCAATTCCTTCAACTCCATACAAAACTACTTTTTGAGCGGTAGCAGTTGGACCGCTTGTAATGTTAAATGCCATTCTTTCTCCTTTAAATTTTTTCTAGTATTTCAAGGTATTTTTGTTGTTTTTTTATATTTCTTTTATACATTCCAATCAGCTGAAATTCACTTATATCAGAATTCAAACGTAAATTATTTAGCATAATTCTAACTTTCAATTCCTCAATTAATTCATTTTTCCGATTCTCCCAAAAGTACAAAGCTCCTTTGTAAGTTAATCTTTTTAAATTGCAACATAGTAAAGCTGAATCATATTCAGTTGACCTGTATGGGTATGCAACAACCTGCTTACTTTCTGATTCAACATCAACTTTAATCATTTTAAGGTTACGATTATAATTTTTGAAATTGCTAGGGTTACCTAAACTTTTCAAGTGTTCATTTTTACTCATTGCTCTGAGGTTATCAATATTATTATTAAGAGGATTACCATCAATATGACGTACAATTTCAGGTTCATATCCTTTATAAGCTATAAATACTAACCTAGCAACATTCCTTCTGAACCTTATACCTTCAAAATTCAAATTTACTATGACGGAATTCTCTTTAGATACTCTTGGTTTTATAAATTTATTACTTATATAGGACCAAACTCTCCCTTCTCTAGTCACAGCATAGTTAGGATAGTCTGGAATTTGTTTCATTTCCATAATTCCCACCTTAAAACTGATATTTTGTCTGCTCTGGTTGAGCTGGTTGTGTTTCTATTACAGCCGATCGTTCAGTTTCTTCACTGTAACCATCAGAGATGATAATTGAGCACTCATCACCAGTTGAAACCCTTGTGGCAATCGCTTGTAATTGCTCTTGTTCGAGCCATTGACCAAACTCTTTTAAGGTGTCTAAGTCCATCTGTTCTAACTTATCAATCAAGATGAAACCACATTCTGGATTAAGTTTGCGAACAATTGCGGTTGAAACTTTAAGTTGTTCAGCTCCAGACATGTTGTCCCAGCGTTGTCCTTTGTAGAGAAGTTCTCCTTCTGCTACTGACAGACCAGGCAAAGGTAAATCTGCATCTTCTAACAACTGATTTTTATCTAAACGAATACGATCAATTTGAGCGCTCAAGTTATCATATTTTTCTTTTTCAATTTGAGCATCTTGTTCGGCTTTGTCTTTGTCAAGATTGGCACGGACTTTGCGATTGATTTCTTCGGTATTGCTGATACTGTACTCAAGTTGCTCAGTTGATTCATCATGTAAATCAAGTGCATCTTTTTCAACAATTTCAAGTTGTTGGTCAACTTTGGCTTTTTCTTCAATAAGTCGAGCAATTTCAGAATCAAGTTGGGCTTGACTTTGTAATTGCTCGACTTATTGAAGAAAAAGCCAAAGTTGACCAAC